AGTATAGGGTATAGTTTGACTATATTCAGCACCAGGAAGAACTGATGAACCTTTCAGACCGTGGTTTGACGATATAGTGTTCCATAAATGATATCCATATTCACCATCACACGGTTCCAATTTATGATCGGTAGTCCAAAGATGATTCTCTTGCCAACTATGAGAGAAGAAACATTTGTTTTCAAGAACTCTAATTCCATATTTCGCAATAGAACAAGGGTTTTGTAGCCATATAAATTCATTCAAACGAATATGATATGCCCATTCACCTTCGCGAATGCGTCCTTTAGTTTCCTCCAGCCATAAATCTAAAATAGGATGTTCTGGTGTACACGCCAGGAAAGCATTTAGCACCTGCTCATTAGGGATTGCACGTAGTTTTTGTTCAGGGTTTCTCGGGCCTTCTTCGCAAACAAAAAATGTAGGAATAATCCCGTGACTGTCAGGAATTTGTTCTATCAGCTTGTCAAACGGTTTTGTTACCAAAATATCACAATCAATGTAAATACCTCCATATTTCTTTAGAATTTCGACTCGTGCTATATCAGCCTTGTATTGAACATGTTTTAATGGGAAGCCATCAAATTCTTGTGGAGCATCAATTCGTTTGACAATGAAGAATTCATAAGAGTTAAGTTTAGACCAATCACTGTGGGAAAGAAGTCGTGGTTTGTCACCGTCAAAACAAGTATGAAAATATAATTTATAGCATTGCTCATGATTTGGTTTTGATTCATTTTGACTACACATATGTTCTAAAACGCTTGTAATACTCCTAACATGTTGCGTTTCCAGTGGCGTTTCACCAAAAAAAATCATATGAATAATCTTAGGAATTATTTCAATAGTTGTACTAGATTCTCTTTGCCTTTTCTTGAGAATACCTGTGAATAATCCATAGTTATAAAGAGACCAATTCATGATTTCCTGTGGACACCTGTAATCACTACAAATATCTTCGAGAACTTCTAATGAAGCCGATTCTGCTAAAAAAGATGGTTGAACTGGGAATAGTTTCATAGCAAGAACAAATCTAACACGAAAAAGGTCATTAATCTTATTCTTAGATAGAGACTGTCCAAGATGTGATGATACTTCTTTGTCAAACAATTGTAAATACTTTCTACATTTCCAAACAATTAGATTATTATTCTGTATAAAGTCACTCTCTGAAACAATTCCAGGATTTTCATATGAAGCAAAGATATCACTAATCATTTCGCATCTATCCAATTTGAGGAATGATTCTCTCTTTTTATTACTAAATATAACATCGTCCATAGTATAACAATCTAACTAGATAAAATATAATGTCTTTAGATTTATTTGTTGTCAAACAGCATTAAAAAGAGCACTTATAAAAAGACACTAAACATAATTATGATATATAATAAAAAATATACTTAGAGACCACCCACTTGTTATAGTGTAAGTGAGTGATTAATCATTCATTTGCGCTTTCTCCGGTGCAGCTGGAACAGCATGGATTCCCGAGTGGTCAAAGGGGACGGACTTAAGATCCGTTGCGTATGCTTCGTGGGTTCGAATCCCACTCCATGCAAAATTCTACTCAGCTGATTTTCTGGGTTATTAATATTAATTCTCAAATACTTATTTAAATTATTTGAGAGTTCAGTAGTATGGCACGCGAATATTTGTTGTCAGCATACCGCCGCCAAAACCAAAAATAAAAAACATAAAGTGATAAACAAGAATAGCTCCTATAAAAGAAGCAATAGCAACTACAATTGCTTTTTGCCTTTCAGTAAGCTCATTACCTGCGAACAATGGATTTACGAACAAATAAAATCTACCCTTTACATCATTAAGTTCTTTACGAAGTTCAATGGCCATGGTAGCAATCAAAGCAACAGCAATAGCATTCAAGATAAACGCTTTGAAAATACTAGTTGCGTAGAAATTCTTGACAACAGGAAACTTTTCTTTTACCATCTCTTATTCATTGAAGAGACAAAATACTTATTTAAGAAGATGTTGTATATCTACATAACTGGATATTCATGGAATCAGTTTGTCAAGATGTTCACCTAAACATAGGGCTTTCGCAGATTGATAGTATCCTTGTTTCACACGGTTGGAAAAAGCAACAGGCAGAACCAGACGAATATCGTTACAAGAAGGACCCAACAACTCAAGATGAATATGTAATAAGGATTACTGATAAGTATATAGTCATAGCTGTACCACTTCCTAACTCAGAGTATTTGTTTGCAACCAAATTCAATAGTTACTTTAAAGCAGCTGAATTTATTGAAATGCATTTAGAACTTGATGAGGAAAGAAAGCAAAATTTCCCAACAAGAAAAGAAAATTGAATTTTCATGAATATTTATTATTATTATCATTACTCACTCACGATTTCAGAGATAAGTAGCTTTTAATAATAATGACTACCACAGAAAATACAACCAACACGACTATTCGTGTTCTTAAAAAACCAGGAAACAAATTATGTGTATTACAATTAAATACTTCTGAAAATATATTGAACGATTATCATCGTAAAACACATTTCATTTTCGCTATGGATATTTCAGCTTCTATGGATGAACCCGCCATTGTACCAGAGACTTCTGAATATGTTTCGCCAAAAAATACACGTTTGAATTATATCACACGGGTTCTTGGTGGCTGCTTAGCATTTATTCTTGAAACAAGTTCTTCTGATGATTTTAATGATATAGTTATTTCAGTAATGACATTCTCTACAAAAGCAAAGACCATAGTTAGACAACAATCCGCAAACTTCTTTTCAAATGGTAACGTTAAAAGATTAATCACAAACGTTAAAAAGCAAAGTCGCCAAGCAACCAATTTTGAGGGAGCAATGAAACATATTGCTTTTAATATTTCATTACTTAATACTGAAGTTGAATCCAATCCTATTAACGAAATTGTAGTATTCTTGACAGATGGTTGTATTACCGAAGGGATAAGTGATTATTCTGAATTGGCGAAAATAATGTGTAATAGACGACAACATGTAGCAGATTGGCGATTCATAGGCGTTGGAGTTGATTTCGATTATCGTTTAATTACTAGTATTAAGCAGATTGTTACAAAAAGGCAGACTGACCTTAGGAACACACCTGCTATCACAGTAGATTTACTAGATAATATGGATCATGCTTCTATTATCTATGCTGATATAATTAGTCCATATACGTCAAATTCAGTTTACAATTCAAGATTCTTTAGCTTGGACAGTGATGGATATGCTCCAGTGTATTTTGGAAATCCAATAACATGTCATTTGGATAGTAAACATTTCATTCTAGGAATAGTTCCGGCAGGAACAACCCGTTACGTGTGTGTAAAGTCGTCCGATGAACTAGCATTCGCCGTAGGTTATTCTGACAGTAAATTTCATTCTTGTCATGGACCTGCTACTAATGAACTTGTTATAACATCTGAATCATTCATTAATATTGAAGAAGGAAGCGAAGACTCACTTATTTATAATGTAATGATTCTTCGTCAAGAGTGTATGGAAACTGTAGGAACTTGCTATTCAATTATTGACAGTATTGAGTGTTATCAACCGCAAACTAATAACCAAATATTTTCAACACCTCTAACTCTTAGGGCTAAAAGTTCTATTAACCTTCAACTTAATGATGTAGATAATTCAACTGACTTAAACTTGGAATCTATGACGACAGATGAAAAGGAATCTAATTCATCTTCGACTAAACAGGTAGAAAGTCATAAAGTTCAGATGGTATCTATGCAACAGAAAGTGAGTGACTTCCTAGCAAAAACTAAAAACCAGTCTATGCCTATACTCTTAGCTCAAATTCTTAATCAGTGTATTGATGATATCTCTTTCGCAATTTCTGCTATTGATAGAGTTATTGTTTCAGGTGATATTACACTATCTAAGATGGTGATTGGTTCAAGGCTCAATAGTCAACAATATCAGAGAGCGTACACAATTACCAATACATCCATTTTAGAAAATTCATCACCTTATTATAATAATATCAACTCGAGTATATCTCTGACAAACAATAATGCTTATACCCCCTATACTCCTAGTGTTACTCGCACTATAAGTCAAGTTATAAACACTCAATCAAAGTTATATTAATTTCACAATATACTTATCCTCTTGTGTTTAGTCAAAATATAAGAATAAAAACAATGTAGAGAACATTTTTCATTAGAACTTATATAACGCTATGACAAAGAATGCGAAAGGACAAGCAACTGCACAAGTAAGAGTTGTTTCTATTGAATCCATTACTAGTGGCTTAGTAAAGAATGTGACTGAACAGATGAATAGTGCTGGTCTACAGTTGTCTCCAAGAACTGTTATGGAGATTTTGAAGATTGCTATGGAAGCCGTAGAAGGATCTCCCGTAAAAGGCTCGGAGCAGAAAGACCTTGCTATTAAGGTTGTTTTGGAAATTGCTACCAAATCTGGATTGCCTGAAGACCAATTAACAATCATTCGCGCACTCATTGATGGTGGATTTGTGTCAGATACTATTGACCTTGTAATTGCTGCCTCTCAAGGCAGGCTAAATATTAATCAAGTTCAAGATGTCGCAAAGGGTTGTTTTTCTACTTGTTTCAGCGCTTTTTTTAAGAAGCGGTCGGTTGCTCATGTCCCTAAAGCCCAACAGTCGACTTCCCCTATCATTTCTCAACAAGTTATGAATCCCCAACAACTGGCTACACAACCGGCTACACAACCGGCTACACAACCAGTCAGCATAAGCCCCGCGGTTAATCAAACATTAGAAGTATCAAGTGTAAATCAACAAGATATTATGGAGGTTCCTGTTCAAATTACTGTGCCTGAAGTTGTCGCTATATTGTCTCAACCAGAACAACCAGAATCGTCAAACGTGGTCCAAGCAGCAGTTACTGAAAAGATGTAAATGCTTATAAGACAGGTAATAAATGTTGTAATTGTTCGTGTGTAAGAATATTTGAAATTTGTTCAAGTTTGACGAGCGTTAAATCTTCAATTTTAAGCAAAGGAATCACTTTTAGGAA